TTGATTATGCACTATTGGCTGTTATCAGCGCAGGCCTAGCTAAAAAACATTTGGCTGTGCCAGCCTCATTAGTCACCGACAATTCTACAATATCGTGGATGAAACAGTCACAGATATTTGATATAGCTAACACAGTTTTTGAAAATATTATTACAGTTGATAGACCCATAACCGATAATCAAAGACGACTTCACGATGGCGACATCAGCGGCACAGTGCCATTTATAAATGTAAATCGAGACACTGCCTGGAGTCTCACACCCTATGATAGAACTCTATTAATAGACAGTGACTTTTTAATATTTTCCGATGTTCTCAACAAGTATTGGCACATAGACTGTGATTTATTGATAGGCGATTCTATCAATGATATCAATGGCCAAGATAGAATGAAACATCTTGATAGACATATTTCAGATACTGGCGTAAAATTATATTGGGCCACCACAGTGATGTTTACTAAAAATCAAAATACACGATTGTTTTTTGACACAGTTAATCATGTCAAAGAAAACTATCGACACTACGCCGATGTGTTTAGGTTTGATCATAGACAATTTCGAAACGACATTGCTTTTAGTGTGAGCAAACACATATTAGATGGATATACTGAATCTAACATAGGAACACTGCCTCCTATTTTATCTTCTTTAGACAGAGATATTTTATATGAAGTAAATGATCAACGTCTAACATTTCTTATAGATCATAAACTGGATAATAATTTTTGTGCCGCCGCAATATCTGGAGTTGATATACATGTCATGAACAAGCAGAGTATTATTAGAAATCAACAGAAATTGTTGGAGTTGATATGAATTTTGGATATTTACTTATAGTATCAGACAACGACTCTGTTGATTATCTGCAATTGGCTTATGGACTTGCACTCAGTATAAAAAACACACAAAAACCAGGCTACGACAAGGTAGCATTGGTGATAGATGATGCAGAAAAAATCAACAACTTAAAAAGTCCTTGGGTGTTTGATCATGTGATTACCTGGAGCGAGCAGACATTTTGGAATGGCAGATCTTGGATGGATCAGCTATCACCGTTTGAACACACAGTATGTTTAGATGTTGATATGTTGTTTACTAGAGATTACAGTCATTGGATAGATTATTTCGTTGAAAATTGTGACTTATATGTGGCCAATAAGGTCTACACATACAGGGGTGATATAGTAACTGATCGAAGTTATAGAAAAACCTTTGATGCAAATCATTTGCCCGATCTATATTCTATGTGGACTTTTTTCCGCAAAGATGCAACAATAGTTGATAGTTTTTTTAATCTTGGTAGAGATATTATACAACACCCTGTGGAGTTTGCAAATATTTTCCTAACAGCCTACAAACCAAAAATCGTGGGCACAGACGAAGCATTTTCCCTAGCTGCACAAATACTAGATATCGCAGATGACATTGCTTATCCTTTAGAATTTCCGAGAATGGTGCATATGAAACCTCTTGTACAAAATTGGCCGTGGCCCGCAGATACGTGGAGTGACCATGTGGGATTTTATCTCAATAAAAAAGGTCAACTAAAAATAGGAAATTATCAACAGTACGACATAGTTCACTATGTAGAAAAAGATAAAATTGATAGAGAGCTAATCCATATTTTAGAGGAAATAGCATGGAAACAATAGAAGATTTTGATAAGTGGTTAGCTGAATATAAACCTCCAGAAGTAAACTATGTTGCAGTATTCGATCCCTCAACTGGCAAGGTTCAAAGTGTGGGTCCTGACTATGCATTCACTGATCAAGTTAACCAAGTACCAATAGATCCCGAGTTAGCACAGAGCATAATTTCAGCAGAAATACAAATTGAAAAATGCTTAATAGATATCAATTCAGGAAAATTAGAAATAGCTGAAATAAAAACACTGACAAAATTAGACGATGTGTTACATCGGATCGTATCGGCCGAATACACCGATATTACACAACCAGATATATTCTTAACATATACTTCAAAGACCAAAACATTAAAAATACAATTATCTCAAGAATTTGGCGGTACTAAGAAACATCAAATAAATCTGAAACCAAGAAATGTCGTTTGGGATGGAAACACCGTTATGGATTTTTTAATCACTGGTTATAATGATCCCAACGAGATTTATCAAATGTTTTCTATAACAATTAATGAACTAATCGGCAAAAATAAAATAATAAAAAATTTAAATTATGATACATTTAGCGTATATACACGTAGACTATTTAAAAATTATGTGATAGAATACAAATGAAAATTATAGAATTTGATGTGGTATTTTTAAGCTACGACGAACCTAATGCAGATTTACACTACGCTGATCTCTGTGCCAAGGTGCCCTGGGCCAAGCGGGTTCACGGAGTCAAAGGCAGCGATCATGCACACAAGGCAGCAGCAGAGCTCAGTGAGACAGAATGGTTTATTTCAGTAGATGCTGACAATATTGTAGATTCTAAATTTTTTAATTTAGATATCGATATGAGCGATCCAAAAACACAGGTCTATTGCTGGTGCGGGCAAAACAATGTTAATGGATTAAGATATGGCAACGGCGGACTAAAACTCTGGAACAAACAGTTTGTTCTTGATATGCGAACACATGAAAATTCAACCAGTGATCGAGCACAAGTAGACTTTTGTTGGGAAGACGGATACCAACATTTTTCCAGAGTCTATAGTGAGAGTATTATCACAGGATCGCCATTTCAAGCATGGAGAGCAGGATTCCGCGAAGGTGTTAAGATGACCTTGCTTGACGGTGAAAAGGTCTCCCCACAGGAAATTCGAGAACGTGTTTGGTGGCACAACATACATAGACTGCGAATGTGGAGCACTGTTGGCACACATACAGAAAACGGTAAGTATGCGATCTTAGGTGCCCGTATGGGAACATGGATGACAAATTGTACCGATTGGAATTATGTAGATGTTAGAGATTTTGAAAAGTTGCGTGATATCTACGAAACAAAAGTTAATCATACTTTTGTAGAAGAAGATGCAATGGATCTAGCAGTTAATATAAGACATCAATTGGGATTAAACTGGCTCTGGCTAGATGCACAACAAAGCAGATATACTTTAGATTTATATAACGAAACTATCAATTTAAGTTTAACATATTATCAACAGACTAAAAATGTATGATATCTTTTTTTTCGGCAATGAAGGCAAACACTGGGATGCTGTTAAGACAAGGTATCCTAATGCCCAACGCCTAGAAAAAAATTTAACCATCGATCAAATTCAGAAAAAATCTTTTACCACAATGTTTTGGATCGTTTATGACGATTTAATTTTAAATGATTTTAATTTAAATTCATATACAGCATCGAGGTGGGATGATCAATATACTCATGTTTTTAAAAACGGTGAGTATAATGACGGTGTTTGTCTGTTTAATAAAAAGATAAAAATATCAAAAAGAGAATTTGATAATAGATTTTTTTCCAATAAAAAAGACATTGATATTATTGCTAGCACCCCTGTATCTTATGAAATTTTTAATATTAGTTCGTTTGAAGATTATAAACTAGCTGTTGAACAGGCCAACACGTCAATGTTTTGGGCAGTATTCGAAGATATTAAAATTGTTGAAAATTTTAAATTCAATTATCAAGTTCCGTGGTTTAACCAGTCTATTACTCATATTTTTCAAAATGGTGAAAACTTCGACGGTGTTTGTTTATTTTCTAAAAAAAATACAGTAAGTCAACGAGAATTTGATTATAGATTTTTTAATCTTAAGAAAGAAATACCTATTCAGGCAAGTACTCCAAAATTATTTGATATTGTATTCATTTCGTATTACGAACCATTTGCTGAAAATAATTTTAAAAAATTACTAGATAAGAATCTTGACAACAAAATTTTTAGAATAAAAGATGTCGACGGAATACATAATGCACACAAACAGGCAGCAAGTTTAGTTAATACAAAAATGTTTTGGGTAGTTGATGCAGATGCAGAATTACTTGAAGACTTTAAATTTAATTTTCCTGTTAAGAAGTATGATCAAGACACTGTACATGTTTGGAAAAGTCAAAATCCCGTTAACGGTTTAGAATATGGTAATGGCGGAGTCAAGTTACTACCGACAAAATTAACTTTAGATATGCGTACTGATAAACCAGATATGACTACAAGTATTAGTGGAAAATTTAAATCAATTCCTATTGTATCTAATATAAACAAGTTTAACACTGATCCTTTTAATAGCTGGAAATCTGCATTTCGAGAATGTTGTAAATTAGCCAGTAGAATCATAGATCGTCAGCAGGATGAGGAAACACAATATAGATTAGATGTGTGGTGTAATGAATCTACAGATGAATATGCCTTAGACGGTGCTAGAGCCGGAAGAGACTACGGATCAGAAAATAAAAATAATTTAGAAGCACTGAAAATGATAAATGACTTTACTTGGCTAGAGGAACAGTTCAATGAACGATGTAGAAAAGATTAAAACATTTATACCTATAATGAATGAAATTAGTCCTACATTCTGTATGGCTAAATGGCATCATACCACGATCTATCTACAAACAGGAGAAACACA